CAATGCCATCAGCAGCAACTGGCTATTTTTATGCCTGTCAGGGCAACGTCTAAGGAGTTCACATGATAACGCTGATAATAACTTCAATTTGCTCTATAGTAATCGGACTTGTTGCCTATTACATGGGATATATGACAGGTACAGAACGTGAACATGACAGACTTTGTGAGCAATGGATGAGAGAAAGACGGGAGGACGGAGAATGACAAACCTTGAAATGCTTGAAGACAGTCTGAACGCCTCTGTTCAGGCGTATATCATGCTCTGCGACGAGGAACAGGAAAGGTTACAGGAAGATTTGGGTATTCAGTCCTGCAATTTCAAACAGTCTTTATTCCTGCTTCAAAGAGTCACGTCCGCATATCTCAGAGAGTGCCAGAATAAGGAACGGAGACAAAAGGAACTGGAGAACAGTAATGAGTTCTAAACTTGATACGCTCGATGCAGTTATTTACGGTGCAGGACTTCTTCTGTTTATCGGTCTGATGGCGTCTGTGATTCTATCTGTGATAGATAATCAGCCAGTAGCAAATGAAGTAGCAAATGAAGTAGTAAATAACGTTGCTAACAGTGTAACAACGATAGAGACTGAAGTTTATCGTGTTGTATGCGTTGAATCAGCGGACACGTTCTGCAAAGAGTATTCAGTCAGGCGAGTTATAAGGGAGTAAAGACATGGGTTGGTATGAATTGGATGAGTACGGTCAAGTGGACTATAGAGAGTCTGAATATGAACCAGATGATATCCGCTACTGGGATGATATAGCTATGCAACAACATGAGGAAGACATGAAAAGAATAGGCGTAGAAATGCCTTATATTCCAAATGTAAACAAAGCGTTGTCAGATAAAAGATTTCATAGACCTATACCTAATAATATTAATACAACCAAAAGTAAAAATATTAATGATTTTTGAGAATTACGGAGGTCATGGATTATGACAGATTTAAACGAGAACGCACCTTTTGACGAGGTTTTAGAGGGTAGCAATACGGATACATTAGAACCCCTTACAGATGCGGACATTGACGCAATTAATGAAGCATTGGCTGAGGCTGAATCAACCGTTGCAGAAAATACAACAGTTGAGACTGAAGACTTGGAAAATACTTGTGAAACACTTGGAGAAAACTTGGAATCTGACGAGGTTGCACAAAGTTGTAATGAAGTTGGTGCAGAGTTGCAAAGTGAACTGTCCGGAAATCCCGAACAGTTGGAACCGTCTGAACCTGTCAATGAAATTGACAACTTGGAACCGGAGACTGAACCGGAGCCGCCTCATAATCCGTGGGATAATGCACCGTCTAACTGCTACTTCTATGATAAGATTTATGAAGACGGGCATCTAGGTAGTTCTACTGAATCAGCAGAACAAGCATATAGAATGGGATGGGATATAGTGAATAACTATATTCCTATTGAAGATACAGATATATCTGACATAAATGGTTGGATTTATAGAAAAGAGTTGTGTCCGCATAAGTCTGAAGAACAGAAGCAGCAGGAAGCAGTCCAGAAGAGAATCATCGAAATTCAAATTGCGGTACAGAATCTGTTAGACGGTAAAGCAAAAGAAAAAATGTATGATAACGGCTTTGCTATTGCATCATACGCTGCTTCTACAAATGAAACCTTTAGAGACGAGGCACAACGTTTCATTGCATGGCGTGACGGAGTCTGGTCAAAATGCTATGAGATACTAGCCGATTTTGAGTCAGGAGAAATTGAGATGCCTACTGTTGATTATGTGATGGAGCGTTTACCGACTTTGGATTGGACTTAAAACTTTGGATTAGTCTTTGGTTTGGAGGTCTTATGCGTATTGAGGAGACTATACCTCTGATGATTTCCCGTGATGCCAGGAAACGTCTCAAAGGTGAACTGGTGCAGCTAGAAATACGCATAGAAAGACTGTCTGAACACATGGAGAACGAAGACGGTATATCCGCAGCGTTTTCAAAGATACAACTTGAGGCAATGGAGATATACAGAATGTGCCTTGTCGAGAGAATGAGGCAGACCAAATGAAACTCGAGTATTATTTTCTGTGTATCGTTGTCTGTTATGCCGCTATTGCTCTACTGTGCAAATGGGCGTGTTAAAGGAGAAAAAATCATGCGAATCTGCAATTGTTACCCCGAACTGAAAAACAACAAGTGTCTGAAACTGGGAAACAGAGCATTCAAATATATCTGGTGTATTGAGTGGGTAGACAACGCCTGCAAAACAACTATCTGTGACCGTTTTTATAACGCTGTGAATGTTGACGACATTGAACACAAACTGTTTTCAGCAATGCTTCAAAATGAGGACTGGGAAATTCTGAAAGAGAAAGAATAGCGGTAAAATTTACGGCAATAAAAAAAGACCTTCCTGTAAGGCCTTTTTGTTTTCCTGAAGAGTCGCTTTTATATTGGATTATCGGATTAAAAATCTGTATTGGCGACAGCAATACTGCCCAATAGTATTGCCGTCATGTCCGGTCGTTACCCGAACAAAGACAAGTATATCACCCTCCAAATTAAAATCAATAGTGGTAAATTTTACCACGGTCACATTTTCAGACATACAACTCTGAATACAACTCTAAAATGATGTAAGTCTTTGATAAATATGCTATTTTCTGTGTATTTGTAATTTCTTATCTCAAAATTGCATGATTTTTTGTCATTTCCCGTCATACCTCACTTTTTCAGCCTAAAACCTTTGTCCTGTCTTGTTTTCCTCATTACAATTCCTGTGCCTGTACGTGCATAGAAGTCCCTGCTGTGCATGAAGAGTTGTATTTGAGTTGTATTTGAGTTGTATTGGACTATGAATGATTTACAGATAAAGGCACTGAAGCCAAAAGAGAAAAAATATACCGTTTCAGATAAGGGTATTGTCATTTCAGTTTACCCAACAGGAGTTAAAACGCTGTCCTATATCGTGACTGAAAAAGGCAAAAGAAAAATGGTCTTGGTCGGTGAATATCCGCAGGTCTCATTTAAGGCTGCTCTGGATATCAAAAACAAGTCGATAGAGTCCAGGAAAGAGATTAGAGAACTGAACAGAGTGGCATCCACAAAGTTTAAGGACATTGCTGATAAATGGCTGCAAATGAAGATTGATAATCAGATTGCAGACCGTACACTTGATTTAATCAGAGCAATGTTGAAACATCTCGAAGTCTTTAATGATTTTGAAGTATCAGAAATTAAGCCGGTAATCGTCACTCACAAACTGGCTGAACTCAAAAACAGGCCGGCTGCAATCAGACTGGCATACTCAAGGCTGAATGAAATTTTGAATTTTGCAGTCAACAACGGTCTTCTCGAATTTAACCCGTGTGCAAATCTTGTTAAGACATTGCCGAAGTACAGAGGAGGTCACATCAGGTCAATTCACTATTCAGAAATCAAAGCACTGTCACCAGTGTTAAAAGGTCGTTATCGTAATGTTTTTATGCTTCTAGTCCTTACTCTGTTACGCCCTAATGAGGTTATACATCTCAAGTGGGATTATGTGGATTATGACGCAAATGTAATAACGGTTCCTGCTGAAATTATGAAAATGAAACGTGAGCATAGAGTTCCGATTACTCCACATCTGAAATCTGTATTGCAGGGCATACCAAAAGAATCAGATTATGTGCTGCCGGCAGTAAAAAACACAGGATACTTCAAAAGAAGAACACTTAACAATATCTTTGACAGACTTCCCGTTGCACCTCACGGCTTCCGCTCAATGGCTCGGACATACTTTGCTGAGAACAATGTGAGATTTGAAGTTGCTGAATCATGTCTCGCACATCAGGAACAGTCCGCAGTTGTGAGAGCGTACAGCAGAACAGACTACCTGGAAGAACGACGGGAAGTAATGCAGAAATGGTCTGACTATGTTTTTGAACAACTGGAAATAGAAAAACCGTCCCACGAATGAGGCGGTCGATGGCTTGAAAAACAAACTTATAATACCAAATACCAGTTACATCAATTTCCACTTGCCGGATCGGTCTGCTCTCCTGTCTGCTCCGGCTCTGATTCTTCTGGCGGCGGATAGTCAACAGTATTAACGATACAGACCTTTAGAATCAGAAGGTCGTTATCCACGTTCACATACTTCAGATAGTAGTTTCTCAATGGATTGATATCAGCATAAGGATAGACTCCTGCTTCATACTCGTTTCCCTCTGTCTCTCCCTTGTACTCGTACTGCTCCGTTATTGGATTCTTTTCAACAAGGATCGTGTCTATTCTGACTGCAACAGCCGGATTAACAGTTTCAATAAATTCCCATAAAAACATTATTATTTAGTCTCCTGTATTATATTTTTAAAAACATCTTCTGTAAGAATTGTTATGCTGCTTAACCGTCCATCTTCGTAATGATGAAATTTTATTCTTCTGATAAGGTGTGAGACTACTCCTGTCCTTCCGTTTACATAATCCCCTGTATAATGCAAAAAATGTAAACAGATATCGGAAAAAATACCTTCAAATTTCATGTAATCAGTATGATAGACTGATATCAAATCGTGATGGTTATATTTATCCAAAAATTCAAGTATGTCTATTTCTACCAGACCTTCAATCGCAAAAGGAAATTTGGATTTCGTCTCCGCAAGTAACTCGTTATCTATATTTAAATAATCAGGTTTATTCATTTTCTTCCACTCCAAACGGTATAAAATTACCACCTTCCTCGTCCCATAATTCAAACTTTTGGAGCAGTTCATCAAAAGTCATTTCGCTAAAGTTGCCTAACATTAACCCTTCATCCGTCCATCCTATAATAAGGAGGTGATATTCATAATTGTTGAGTTTAGAACGTATATGAATTAAATCACCCACTTCAAAATTCGTCTTTGTGAAAAATTCTTTTGTATCGGCAAAAGGTCTGTACTTCTTTTCTTCTGTTACCCAGTCGCAAGGCAGGCAATAGGCATACATACCGCTGTCAAATTCAGCATAAAAATAGCTTCCTACCCTACCTAAAGTTCTTTTAGCTGTTACAGTAGTTAAGTCTGCATATTCACGCAAATTATTAGTAAAATAACATGCTTTACCTATAAATGCTTTTGCTTCTTCTGCATCAAAGCAGGTCAGCGGTTTTTTACCGTCTATAATCCTTGTATCTAGTTTCATTTTTGTTCCTCATAAAAAGTATTTTAGTTTAATTTCTTCAATTCCATTTGCCTCAGCTCTTTACTATAGGCATGATCAAAAATCAAATTTGCTGCTTCGGTTGTTATTTTTTGCCAGTTTTGTGATCTTTCATATATGTTAGTGTTTCCTATTGTTTTAAAGGAAAAACTTGTTTTAGAGGAGAAACAGATTGTTATATAACGATGATCGTAATCAGGGCAATTTAGAAAAATGTAATACTCCTGCTTATTTTCTGTTATCTTTGCGTACCGGGAATTATTGTTTTTTGTCTTTTTGTATATTTCTTTGTCTGAAACTTTAGTTAAAAGATTTTCTTGTTTTCTTATTAACCGTTGTATTCCTACTTCAGCCTGTTTTGATTTTTCGTATTCTTTTTTAAAAGTTTCAAAGCATTCATCTTCACTTGTAGCATAGTCATCTAATGCAATAAGTCCGGTGGCACAGATACAGCCGACTTCCAGTTTGTGACCTGTTATGCAATTTATCATTGTATGCACATATCTGATTATCCGACCGCATTCAGTTTCACATTTAAAACAACAGCATCCCATATCTCTCACATTGCGACGATACCAGCCTGTAACAGGGTAACATTTAGCTTTCAAAAAAGCTTTCAGTCTCGTTATCGTCCGTTTGCAAACGTTTTCCAAATCATTATTTTTCATTACGAACTCTCTCAAACAGGGGACTTTAGTCCCCTAAATCAAAGTTTAAGGAAAGTTACTAAAACGGTATGTCTTCCGGCTCGTTTGGATTCTGATAGTTCGGATCCAGATACGCCGTGTTGTTCTGCTGGTATGCTGACTGTCTCACCGGAGCTGCCTGTCTCTGTGGTATTACCGGAGCATTAGGTCTCTGCGGCGTCGGTATTCTCTGCTGTTGTGCCGGTGTCTGCATTGCCTGATTCTGCATTGGCGGTCTTGACTGATTCTGAACCGGTGCAGACCTTTGAATGTTTATATTCACCGGATTAAATGATTCTTTCAGAACAATATCCGCACCTCTCGGCTGCTTTATGGAGCGTATGCAGTCCTCCAAATCTCTGCATTCCTCAATAGGTTTGTTTGCCATGATTTCCCTTGCAGACCTTCCGTCTTTAAAGAATCCCAGAATCTTGAAATCAATTTGTCCGGCTTTCTGCCTGTTCTCTCTGAAGTTATCAAAGACCGCTGATATCTTCTTTCCCGGTAAATTCTGTTCAACAAGGAAATTCTGTCCTGTTCCCGCAACTTCACGGATATTGATTCCTGGGTTTCCGTCCTGTCCTTTCATGTTAAGCAGGTAGACAAGTTCATTCATTCTCTCCTGTCCGTTCTGTGTTGTCAGCGACAGAGACATCCATCCCTTTTTGTTCTGATTGCAGTCTATGACCTCGCAGGTAATGAACGCCCACGGATAAGATTCACCGTTGTCGAGTATCTTTGTACCCTCTTTGTAAAACGCTGAATTTATCGTTAAATTTGAGTAATAGTCCGCCGCCTTAAACTGTTCCATACCCTCAGTAGGTAAAGCCTTGTAAAACCCTTCCTCAACCTGTTCCTTATAGCCTGTCTCACGGCTCGGCTGCTGATACTTATACATTCTTGTCGTCTCCTTCAATTATTGATTCCTGTGCTTCTACCATGATGTACTCGGGTTCAACTGGTTCAACAATTTCACCCTCCTCAACCTGTTCAGTCTGTTCAGATGGTTTTTTAACAACCGGTGCAGGTCTTGAAACCAGTTTTGCTGCCAGTCTGTCCGTCTTCTTCTGGGACTTCGCCTTTTCCTTTGCTTCCTGTTTCTCGGCTATCTCCTGTAATTCTTCTTTAGGTCTCATAGCCTCATTTAAACTTGACGTATCAAGTGCAGAAGCAGGGTAGTCCATAGCCTCCTCGGTTGTGATGATGCCTGCAAGAAAATCAGCGAAAGCGTCTCTGATTGCGAATCCTCTCGCTCTCATCTGAATCATTCTTTTTGGATATTGCGTCCATACTCCCTTTTTGGTGAGACCAGCCTGTTCTGCGTCATTCCATGAAAAAGAATACACGGTAGGGCAGTTCTCAAAACCTTTGCGGACAATGGTACATTTTGCAGTAAATGTCTCCTCATCAAACTCCTCTCTGAACTCGACACACTGACCGATTACAATACCTTTCAGGGCATCTCCCCAGATACACGGTCTCTTATTGATTACTGCGATATTCTGAAGACTTGCGAATGCTCCCAGTCCAAAAATGCGACCTACTGAACAGGCGATAAAAGCCTCCTCCGGTTTATTGATGTACGCATCAGGACAAAACTTTGTCTTGCAGAATGTTGTTAAATAGTCCATTGCGGACTTCTGATCATTGATATTTACAATATCTTTTCCCATAAAAATTACCTCTATTTTGTGTTAATTCTTAACTGCCTGATTGTTGTGGATTTATCATATTTGCTTAACTCGTTCAGCATATCGGGATGGTCTGCCTTGAACTGCTTTGCATCGAAAGTTACTTTCTCATAAGGGTTTCCGTATGTGACAAGTTTCTTTCCGTCATACATCAGACCCTTTTTATCACCGATATACAGTTTGATTTCTTCCTCAAACTGCTCTTTCTGTTCTTCGAGCTGATTAATCCGATTTTTGATATCTTTCAGCATTCCGACGGTCTGTAAAATATCCTCGCTCGGAGCCTGTATGTATTCCTCTGAGGGAACAGTTTTAGTAAACCTGTTTAACCTGTCTTCGTCCGTCATTGCAGGCTCAGTGTCAGTCAGTACACATCGCCAGAACTCAGCGGACTTTTCTATGATTGCGTTAATGATTTCCTCATTCCGTTTAATCGTGTAGATTCTAAAATCTCTTGTACGCATGAAAAGAACTGCAAGGTCTGTTTCTTTATATCCGGTGATAAACATATAGTGCTGTACCTGTACCAGGTAATTAAACGGCACTGTATCATCCGCTTTCAGTACCTTTCCGGTCTTTGGGTGATAGGTGTTACCCTGTCCCCATTCTTTCAGTCCGTCCTCATCTACTGCTGAATCGTCGGTACACGTTTTGCACTCTAAAATCTTTGTATCATGGAGTTCATTCTTGAGAATCAGGCGATCAACATTACCTACCAGCCACGGATAATCTTTTGATGTGTAGTGTTTCCGTGATACTCTTATTTTTTCTCCTGTTTTGCGTGCATACTCGTCGGCAACGGCACTTTCTAACAGTTGCCCCCAGTGAGTAGCATCATTGCCGTTAAAAGCCTGTTTTCTGCCTGTTTTGACCTGCCATAAGTCATAGGCTGATTGGTACTTGCTGATGCCTAGTACACTTGCCATTTCTGAGCCGCCGATACCGTTAAATCTTCTTCTGTGCCATTCATCCTGTAAGGCCAGAGTTTCAGACATTCTCTGTCTGTATTTACTAACCAGATTTGCGTAATCTTGAATTTTGTTCATTCGCTCTCCTCGTTTCTCTCGACTTGAAAAAATCTACAAACATCTCGATAATCTGTTCACGCTCATAGCGATAATTTCTTTTTGTTCCTTTGAGCGTGATATTTAGCCTGCACTCCGCTAATTTCTCATCCGGCAACTGGGTTAAAACCTCGTAAATTAAATGCCTTGAGCATGAAAAGTGATCGGCTATATCCTGTACTGTGATATACATATTCCCTCACATTTGTACTGATTCTGTGTAGTTCCTGCATCTCTTCACGGCAGCAAAAAGCAGCGGCTCCAATTCATAAGGCACTTTTGAACAAATGCAGACATAGTGAATTTCTTTCTTCTGTTCCGGCACATACTCCGCCCATATTTCACATACCGGGTCATACTCCAACTCAATCAAATCGGCGTAATCAGGGTGAATAATCTGTACCTGTACTCGGCCATCTGCATAACCGGTTAAATCAGGTTTAAAAGCGTAATACTTGCCTTCAAACTCGCATTCATAAATGAATTTGTGTTCATTCCAACATGGCTCAACTTGATCAAATTTGTTTCCGTACCATGTTTTTAATCCGCTGTAGGTATATCCGACCATGAAAACTCCTTAACCGACCATAAACTTAAACGTGGACTTTGGTGCTTTTTTCTTGAGATTTTCGATGTACTGTCGATTCTTCTCGATAATCATTTCCCATTCATCCTCGGTTGCTTCATACGGTTCATCATGTACTGAAAAACACCCTTTTCCGACGCCACAACGGGACTCATAAACCATTCCATTACGGTACTGGATATCTACCCAGTACCCAGTGATTGATTCTGTTTGAATGGCAAGACCAAATCTTCTTATCATTGCCATTTACCGCCCCCAGATGTGATTAAATTTCTTTGGTAACTTATCGCAGGTTCCCTCTGTTCCGTCGGGATAAATAACCTTGACGCACTGTTTTGACGAGTACGAAAAAATCACATCAGGCGTATCAGTTGCGACAATGAACGCATACAGTAAAACCGCAGGTATTCCCAGTGTGGCCACGGTTGCCAAAATGAAATTTCTTGTCATAAGAACAAACGACTTGATCATTCTGTGTCTGTAATTGTTGCGAGTGTAGTCACCCATAAAGACCTCTTTAGTTAAAAGTTAAAATTCCTAAATAGGCCCCGTTGTCAGGGCCACAAATTACTTTCATTAGGATAGTTATTCTTTGTCGGCAAATTTGAGTTCTGATCTGCTGATAACTACGGGATCCTTGCCTTTTATCTCTTCAACCAGTACAAAAACTGACGCATAACTGATTTTTGAATCTCTGATGATTTCTGACGTGCTGAAATTTGCGTTAAATTCCTTTTGTGCTTCACTCAGATCGTCGATCTTCTTCTGCTTCGTAACATTGCCCATTTTTACAACGTAATCACTTAAAACCTCGTTGTTAAGTGCCGATAAGCAAAGTTCCTTAAGTTTTGGCAAACTCAAAAAATACTCTTTGATAATATACATTTCTTTTTCCTTAACTTTGAAAACTGATTGCTGATTAGTTATCAGTGCTAATCAACAGTCAGTATCTTAACAGCATTTATACACTAACTAACAGTCAGTGTTTTTATATTTGTGAATTAGATCACATTAAAAGATTTTTGATTAAAAGTTATGCAAAACTGCATATATAAAGAAGATTTTTGTGAGAAGAAAAAAAAAGAAAAGGCACTATCAAAAAAAAATCATAGTGCCTACAAAAGAGAAAATTCTAATCAATTTAAAACTAAACTAATTCTATCATAAATCAATCTGACAGCGTATTACACGACCGATAATTTCAACTTCAGAAGATATTACTATCATTTTGTAAAAATTGTTCCATGGTTTTAAATAAATGTCTGTATCAATCACCAGTTCTTTCATTGTTGCCTTGTCATTCAGTCTTGCTATTACTACTTTGTGATTCAGTTCTTCTGAATAACAGCAGGGCTGAACTATTACTATTGACCCCTCCGGTATTGACTTTCCTCCCGTCTGTGAAGTCATTGAATCTCCGGTAACTCTCAATGCAAAACATTCATCCGGTACACTGTCATCTACATAGATATAATCATCATACTCAGGATCGGTCATCTCATTGAAAAGACCTGCCTGTATCCATGAAATGACGGGGATCTTCTTTGCTTTTATCGGCTCACTGACGTCGTTTATCAGTTTTTTACTCAAAAGATAATCTGTATTAGTCCCCAGCAGTTTTGCCAGTTTTGGAAGTCTGTCCTTACCTACAGTTCCATAGTTAAACCACCTGGCAACTGCTGCCGTACTTACTCCAAATTCCTTTGCAATCGCCGCCTGATTGAGAGACTGATGATCAGCTAACAGTCTCTTTAACTTGTCCGCTAAATCTTTATTCATGTTCCACCTCACATTGTAAAGTACAGAAAACTTTTAACTATTGCAACTAACTAAAAGTCAGTATAATATACTGATAATTTATAAGGAGATAATATGACTTTTAACGAACTTGCAAAACTTCTGAAAATGGAGCCGGCCGTCCTGCATAAAACCTTATGCAACTGTTACAACATCTCATATGAGGCCGTTCTCAAATGGAGACTGGGCGAAATCCCTCCTAAACGGCAAATTCAGATAGTAAGCGACTTTAATCTGGATCCAAAACTTCTTATTAAGAAGATCGGAAACTGAAAAAGCGTCTTTATGACCGGATAAGCCTATTAATCACAGTCTCTGAAAAATTATGAGCAAATACTTAAAAATAGAGTACGACGATTCAACCAGTGATTTATCACCCGTTGAACTGATCGTCTACTCATGGATCAAAGAATGGTGCAGAAATCATCAGGGCAAATGCACAAAGACCTATACGGAAATTTTGAAAATGTTGCCCTGTCGAATTTCTGAAGGTTCGCTTAAACGGGCCGTGTGGACTCTAATTGAACTGAATCTTATTAAAAGATCCGGCTCAAAATCCGATCCTGTTCTGACAGTTTACGGTGATTTTTCAGAGACTCAAACGGAACAGTCCGAGGATGATTCTAAAGATCAAAATGATCTTTTGGAAACTGATTCAAAAGATCAAAATGATCCGACCAAAAGATCAAATCGATCCGAACAAAAGATCAATTTGAACTTTTCTACTATTATTAATAGATCATTAAAAGATCATGAAAGATCGCCCTCCTCTATTTTTTCTTCAAATTTTTCTTCTTCGATTTCACCGGACTCAAACGAATCCGAAACTAAATTGACCACAACTAACAATAAGGACAAAACAAAATGTGTCAAAGTACCACGGTTATTACCGAAACCCCGATACAAAATCTGATAAAAGATTTTTTCAGTTTGTATTACAACATCACTCTTAAACAAACCGATTTAGAAAACTGGGCCGCAGCTCTTAACCGTTATTCAAAAGAAACAGTTACCCAGGCATTCAGAAACTACATCAGAGACAACAAAGGCTTTAAACCTGTTCTTGCCTCAATCATAGGTTACTGTATGGAAATTGAATCAGAGGAGGCGGAAGCGGACGCCAACCTGTATGCGGACGCATTGATTGAGGCCTGCGATCACATCTCGCCTGAATGCTCCATAGATTTCAGTCTCAATGTTGCAAACAACGCACTTGATCGTATGGGAGGCTGGGCATATCTCGGACAGCACTTTTCAGATATTCAGAAAATCAGAACCGCTTTCATTAAAAACTTTGTTGAGTGTTACCAGTCCGACAATCTTAAAGAAATTACAGAACTTGAAGGGAAGCCGACTGACTCACCGTATTTCCCTAAATACTTTCTTTCAGAAGACTTTACATGGACTCCTGTAAGAAACGAACCACATAACACAAACACTGATAATCAGGAGGAAAAATAATGAATCTGTCAGCGGAAAAAGATTATACAGCAATTAAGGGACTTCTAAACTATTTGCTGGCTCCAACTGAAACATCAGATCCGGACTGGGAAATGCACTGTATCCGTCTTGAGCGTCTGCTGCCTTATGTGTTCGATCCGATTCTTAAAAACCTTATGACGGCCACAATTTCTCTTATCCGTGAGACGTCAAATCACAATATCAACATATCGGCACTTAACTCCCAGATAAACATACTGCCGGATCTGAATGACGACGACAGGGAGGCGATTCAGAAGACTGCTCTGATTATTATCAGCGAAGCTCAGTTTTTATGTCCCGATCCTAATCCATGCTCAGAAGTCCTTGATCGGTGCTACCGTACTATCAAGGCACATGAAGCACTGGGAAAGGCGGACAATATGCTATCTGAAGGCTCAAATATCACTGATGTTTTCGCCGATATCTCAGAACAGTTTGAACCACTGTTACAGAAATCAAATGAAATCAGAACAGTAGCATCATTCAAAGACGAGGTCATGTCTGAAATTGCAAAGAAAAGAAACGGTGAAATAAACTCCCTGTCTACCGGACTGCCGACTCTTGATGAAATACTGGGTCACTTCGGCGGTGAACAGTTAATCATACTTGCAGGACGTCCAGGCATGGGAAAAACAACCTTTGCAGCCGCCAAAATAGGTGACTATGTTGCAGGTCATCACGGTAACGTTCTGTTTTTCTCACAGGAAATGTCATGCCTTGATGTTGTTAAAAGAATTGTCTCGTCCAGTGCAAAGGTAGATTTCAGAACTCTGTTCTATGCCGGATGTCCTCAGATGAATAACGCTGAATATCAGGCAATGGCTGATACTATGAGAGACCTCTACAACGAAAAACGCGGCAACAGATTTTATCTGACCGGCGGCGTTTACGACATTACGGAAATCTGTGCGGCGGTGAGAAGTTTTAACAGACGAAACCCGTTATCGCTGATCATAATCGACTATCTCACACTCATTGGATGCAGGGAGAAAAACGCCTATGAAAAAGCGTCAAAAATCTCCGACGCTCTCCGTCTCCTTACCAAAGAAACAAAAATACCTATCCTCTGTCTCTCTCAGATGAACCGTAACTATGAGGCAAGAGGACAGAAAACACCTCAAAATTCAGACCTGCGTGACTCAGGCAAAATTGAACAGGACGCCCATGTGATTATTTTCATTGCACCTGCCGGAACTCCTAAAGGCCCGTATGCAAAATTTGAGTCTGTGAAACTCTACATCACAAAAAACCGTGGAGGAAAGTGTGGTGAACTCCCTCTGAACTTCTACAAGGACGAGTGCAGATTCGAGGAGGTCTAAAATGAAGTCTGTTGCTGATTTCAGAAAACTTGCGGCACTTGCCAGAACTGATGATGAACTCATGGATGCCTACTATGAATGCGTGGACGGTCACGAGGTGGGAAATATCGGACGTTTTAACCAGGTGCTGATTGAACATAAGGAAAGAATCTCCCTGCTTGCCGATTTTGAATTTCTGAAAGTGAAAGAACAAATCAACAAAGACGATCCGCAGGATAAACCAAAAGAGAAACCGATACGCAGAAAACCGGAACCAAAAAAGATTATCCTCACTCCGGACGATATGCCGGTTTCAGACAAAAGCGAAGCACGGTTTTTCGATCACCTGGGCAACGGTTTTAAGAGTCTCGGAGCCTGTGCACATTATTACGGATTCGAGGAGCATCAGCTCAGAAACAGACTCCACAGAGGAGCATCACTGAAAGACGCTTTAACACTTCCTGTCAACTGCGGTCACAAGTTCAAGTTCTGTCCTCAGCCTCCCGAGGGGAAATACACTCCGAGAACAGACCACGAGGGACGGAAGTTTGATTCGTTCAAAGAACTTGCCGCCTTTTACGGTATGAGTGCCAACGGTGTGCAGCTCAGACTTAAACGGGGATGGTCTCTTAAAGACGCCCTGCTTACTCCTTCCCGAAGATACAACAGGAAATAACCGACTGATTGAGGACTCCGGCTATGGTAATGATTCACGCCCGTGATCACCTGGGCAATGAATATGAAAGTCTGCGGAAAATGTACGAAGCATACAAAAATACTCCGAAAATAGGGCGGTGTGTAACCTATTCAGCCTTTATCAAACGTCTTGAGATGGGATGGACTATTCAGGAATGCTTGGAGGGTAAAATCAAAAACGGAAAGCAGATTGTCTATCAGAAAACCCTCTACAGGTCTATCAAGGAACTGTGTATTGCCATGAACATATCAGCCGCCGATTTCAGACGGACTATTAAGCGGCTGCGGAGCGTGGGAGATACCATCAGCGTATGCAGAAAACTGAAAGCAAAACGGGAGGAAAGCAGACAGAATACCGGTATTGAAATTCACAATCAGACCATCGGTATAAACTCAAAAGGTCAGTATTTGCTTTTTGACGGAGACCGCAATGAATGAAAACTGTCTGATATCCCTTACGCTTCCATATCCTCCATCAGTCAATAACTACTGGAAACAGGGAAAACAGAAAAACATCAGATACATTTCAGAGAAAGGAGTCGCCTTTATCAATGCCGTAAGACTTGAAACAGTCAGAAACAAAGCAGTCCTGCACCTCACCGGAAAACTGGCGATAGTCGTTCACCTCATACCTGGCGACAAAAGAACAAGGGACTATGACAACCCTCTGAAAGCACTTAACGACAGTCTGATAAAAGCCGGAATCATTACCGACGATTCACAAATCAAAGACGCACATATTCACCTTTACGATCCGGATCTGACAGTCAAAGGCGGTCTCTGCCGTGTATGGCTCTATGCTCTCTAATGGAAATTCATAAAAACCTCCATGAATATAATTCAATCATGGAGGTCTGCAATGAAAGATTTTTATGAGAGGTTTTGCGACTGGCTGACAATTCATCCAATCACTACCGGAGGAATACTCGCCGTGATCCTGACCGCCCTCAGAGTAGCAATGTCTGAAACTGATAAATCTTTCGGCTATGTGTGCATGGAGGGAGTAGCCTGCGGACTTCTTTCAATGGCGTTCAGCTATGCAGCAATAAACCTGATGAGTCTTGATCCGAGTGTCGGAATCTTTATCGGCTCTACTGCCGGTTTTATCGGCATTGAAAGACTGCGGATTCTGTTTATCAAACTGATTGATATCTACCTCGGAGCAAAATCAGGGAAAGTATCAGACTCAAAAGGAGGAGCAGAAAATGAATGAGATACCAGAAATCAATTTTGACGGTATGGAAATCATCAGAATATGTGAAGGTCTGCGGCTGACTGCGTATAAATGTCCGAGCGGATATTTAACCATAGGCTACGGACATACCGGCTCCGACGTTAAGGAGGGTATGCACATCACACCTGAACAGGCAGAAGAACTTTTGAAAAAGGATGTGAAGTCCGCTGAAATTGCAGTTTATGAACTCGTTACCGTACCTCTCACCAATAACCAGTTTTCAGCTCTTGTCTCATTCGTATTCAATATCGGTCGTGGTAAATTTTCCGGCTCAACAATGAGAAGACTCCTGAACAAAGGAGACTACAAAAAAGCCGCCATGGAATTTGATAAATGGATCTACTCAAACGGCAAAATTCTTAACGGACTTGTCACAAGACGAACCCGTGAAAAAGCTCTCTTTCTGAAATAACCTCAAACATAAGGACTTAAAAAATGGCAACTACAATCAATACCTACATTGCAGGTCTTGAAGGCAAGTATGCAACCCGTGTCGATCTCGATCTGACTGCAACATCCATCAAAGTCTCCGGCTCGGCAAAACAGACAAATCAGTATGTGGCACTTGTTGAAGTTCTGGGAACCACAACTACAGACTAGTTATGAATTTCATCTCCTCGTTGTTAGACATTGTTGTTAAGTACAGGGCGGTTGCGATAATCGTAATCGCCTATTTTGTAGTTATCTGTCTGATGAACGGGGCCTACAGAGAAGGTTACAGGGAATGCGATTATGAGTGGCAGGAAAAAGAAAAACAAAGTCAGATTGACAGACTCAGAGAATTACGGGCAATCGAGACCAGAGAACGTCAGAGACAGTCTGAAATCATCAGAGAATACACGGATAAACTTAGAACTCTTGAAGATGCTCAGAAAAGACAGATCGATCAGATCCTCGACTCCAACGCAACGACAGTACGCAACGCTGGTGACACTGTGTGTCCTGTTCAATCTGAGCCTGAGCGGATGCACTCCGACGGCAACGTTAACAACAAACAGCACAATCGAACAGGACTGTCCTCAGCATCAGGTAATAGACCCGGCACTGTTTGTTACACCGAAAAGCAACTACGCAGACAGATTGCAGAATCTGTGGCTATCGGACAGGAATGCGACAGAGAAATGAAACGGTTTAAAGCTTTAATCGAAGTGTGTAAACAATAGGTTTTTTATGAGGAAAGGACAGGTTAATAACTAATCTATCCTAGTGATAACTAGGTTGTCTGATGATGTGAGCCTATCAGACATAAAACCGCCTGAGCATGGTATCTCATACGAGTCTTGGCGGCTGCCTACAAACAAAAATGCAGGTGATTATGAAATATATAGCAAGTTGTTCAGGCGGTAAAGACTCAGTCGCTATGGTTCTTGGTCTTGTAGAAAAGGAGTTCCCGCTGGACTGTGTGGTCATGGTGGATCTCGGTAAGGAGTTTGAATGTATCTATCGTGTTTGGGACAGACTGTGTTTATTCCTGGATTCAAAAGGAATCAGGCATATCAAACTACAGCCGGAGAAATCTTTTGATTATTTCTTTTCAGAGCATGAAGTGACCGAGCGGAAAGGCGGAACGCATAAGGGTTATTCATGGTGCGGCGGTCGTTGCAGATGGGGAACTGCCATGAAAAAGCAACTGCTCAATAAATTCTACTCTGACAATTTTGGTAAAGAGACCATTTGTGAATATGTCGGTATTGCATCAGACGAAAATGAACGGGCAACGATAAAACGTGCAAACAACATAAAAGTCTATCCGCTTATTCTATGGGGAATGACTGAAAATGACTGCCTGATTAAATGCTATCGTGCAGGTTACAGATGGATTGAGGGACAGACAAATCTGTATGACGTTCTGGAAAGAGTCTCATGTTACTGCTGTACCAATAAGAATTTAGGAGAGTGCAGGGCAATGATAAATCATTTGCCGGACTACTGGCAAAAAATAAAAGATATGGAAACAAAAATCGGGAAACCGTACAAGGATATAGGGACAGTTCAGATTGAAAAGAAGGTACTGAATGAAAAGACCAAAAAGAAAGATTAAGTCTGCAAAGGTTAAACTTGTCGGGACTGCCTACATTGACTTTATGCAGACCATCAATCAGCACTCGAATAAAAAAGGCTCTACTGTGGAACTCCCGTATCCGCATGAGGAATACGGAGACTTCGGACATGAATGTATTGAAGACGATTACATTCTCGATCTGAACGGAAACAGAATCTACCCTCCAAAAATGAAACTTGCCGAGGAAAAGACATGAAATACTACGGGATGCCATACAAGGGATCCAAATCTCAGATAGCACACTGGATCTTGCGGAATCTTCCTCCTGCAAAACACTTCTACGATCTGTTTGGAGGGGGCGGGTCTGTTGCACATCTGGCCGCAATCTCAGGGAAATATCAGTATATCCATTACAACGAGGTCGATCCGCTTGTCTGCGAGGGTTTTCAGAAATTCTGCCGTGGTGACTTCAAATGGGAGAGACGGTGGATTTCACGGGATGAATTTTACAGACTGCGGGACAGCGATCCTTTTGCTTCCCTTGCGTTTTCATTTGGAAACAATCAGCGAAGTTATCTCTACTGCCGTGAATTTGAATACTGGAAACGTGCCTTGCATTATGCTTTAGTCCAGTTTGATTTCAGACCGCTTGAAGATATGGGAATTTTTATCACCAGGGCAGACAAACAGTGTTTAGATCCGCATGAATCTGAATACAAGGAACTGTATATCTCATGGCTCGAAAGGACAAGACCGCATAAAGATTACGAGTACGACTTTGACAAAATAAGGAAACAGGAGGGATTTTGTGCGTGCGAGACATGGAGAAGAATCAAACGGCTGCGGTGCAATGATCCTCAGCTAAAGGACATAATCATAACCAATCTGGACTATCACGACGTTAATTTTGAGGATGATTATGTTGTTTACTGCGATCCTCCTTATCTAAACACTCACAAATACAGGAACTACAGGGGATAAAATGGTCTCGGACTACTTCGATTATGATTCATTCTACAACTGGGCAAGGGCAACTCCGAACGTGTTTATCTCAGAAAAAACTATGCCGGATGATTTTACAGTCGTTGCTTCTACAGAAAAAACAGAGCTTATGAAAGATATCTATCACGATAAAGATCAGCATAAGAAAATCAGAACTGAAAATCTGTATGTATATCAGAAATCAGAATAGCAAAAATATGAACGTAGGATGTATCAGTTTGTTATGTTTTGGTGTGGGTAATATAACCCTACATGAACGATTAAAAACAACGGGAAAATGAGGTATTTTTTATGCCTACAGGTATTCAGTTAAGCTCATGTGTAATTTGCGCTAATTGCGGTGCAAGTACACGAAACAAAAATCATTACTGCGATCAGTGTCAAAGCGTTTTAAAGTCGAAAAAGGATACATGGAAACAGCATCAGGATCAACTGAAACGACTGGGAAAGAAAAGAGTTTACGATACAGGATTCTGGCGAAAGGTCAGAAAACAGGTTCTACAGAGAGATAACTATCTTTGCGTGATGTGTGCAAAACAGGGACGTATCACTCCTGCAACCGACGTGGATCATATTATCCCTGTTGCTAAAGGCGGCTCAAATATGCCGGATAACTTACAGTCCTTGTGTCATGAGTGCCACAAAATCAAAACATCTACCGAGGATAACAGAAAATAAAAAAGCACCTGCAAAATACAGGTGCTTCAACATTTCTTTTAACTAAAAGAGTTTGGATATTATAAACCGGTTACAGATCCAGTTCCCTTAATTTTTCCTCGACTGCATTACAGAATGTTTGGTCTCTCACAAAAAAGTCTGTTTCAAGATCGTACTCATGATCATCAAACCTGACCTTGTTAAAATAGATATCCTCAGCACCGGAGATATACTCGTATTTGATAGTAACCTCGCTGTCAGTGATATCAAGTGTTAAAGTCCGGTCTACTTCCTGTTCTGCTTCTTCCAAACTGTCATACTCGCCACAAACAAACTCCTCATTAGGTTCCCTAGAGTTCTGGGCAGCATCTACATACCCAGGAAACTTTTTAAAGTCCTCTGCGTATTCCTCAGCGTCAATTCTTACAATCGCTTTTCTAATCTCATACATGATTTTTATTCCTCAATATCAAAAACAAATTTTAATGGGGGGAGGGTGTTTTTACATACCGGATCCCCAGACCGAAAATAAGACCAGGGGGGGGTATCAAAACGTTTTTACGATCTGAAAACCGAAAATGGTTTTTCAGTTTGCATTTTTTTTCAGTCTTTCGTCTGCTGCTCCTGAATATGCAGGATTTCACGAGCGTACTCATCTTCAGATTTTACGGTGATTATTTCTATTATCTCCTCTGAAGTTAGATTAAATTTTTCAATCATTTTCTTAAAAGATAACCGTGTAAAATTTCCCGTTCGTATCTGCCGATATAACGCTGCGTTATTTACGCCTAAAATCTCCGCTAGTCCGTGAATGTTAGTCCCTCGCTTTTTTGCAATATCTAAAAAAACATCTTTCAAAACTCTTTCTTTCACTTTAAACCTCTTCTTTGGTGAACTCCTTCGCAATACGCCGAAATTGTCAGCATATTCAAAGCGTCTCCGTCTAGCTCTGAAAACTCTTTGAATATCCTGACTCTGACAACAATTTTTTTTGCAGATTTAAAAATTTTTTCTGTAACTTTTTACAGAATAACTTTTTTGCAAATATGCGGATAACAATTTTTGCAAATACGCCACATAACAATTTTTATAAATTGCTGCCATATATAACAATTTTTATAAATATGCGTCCGGTTTTTTATGTCCTTTCACGAGGGCGAAAAACGGTGTTTTCATCTGTGACCAGGGCGGATCGCTGTGTGACCTGTATCACACTTGAAAAAGCGACTTTTTGATCCAGTGAAGCAAAGAAAAAAAACTCACTCAGGATCACCGCCTGCAAAAAACCGGATTTTTAAAGAACTGTTTTCTTTACTCTTTATTATATATAAAAGTTGCTTTAATGCAATAACTTTGTTATATAATGTGATATATATCACGCAAAACGTGAAAACTGCTTATTTATCAAGTAGTTACACGATCAAAACATTCTTTATATATAGTCATTTCAAAGTGAGTTATCCAGGTGCTTACAAAATGCTATAAAAATCAATCACTTACACGGTACAAAAATTTTTATCAATCTTTTTATGTGATGTGTATCACAATTATACATAGATATATAAAAAATTTATTGCATATATGCGATATATACATATAATTAAGAGTAACAAGAGCGATATATAAAGCTCTGGGTAAAGGTTCAATGTGAGGTAAAGATCATGAATGATTACAAGTACGAAGTGCCAAACGCTAACAAAATCTGCTTAGAGGCTTTTTGTTTAGGCTGCTGCTTTTCAATCGTGCCAGCTCTGATCTTTGCTGTGCTTTATTACATCGTTCTTTTCTAACTTTTAACTTTTAAGAGGATTTTTTCTATGAAAACAACTAAAGAATATACAAAGTCAGAACGCCCTCAGTCAGGTTTCTACAATGTTTTATTGCAGAGAATTTACGCAAAGGTTGACGGTATTGACGTTTCAAAGCTTGATAAGGTTATTGAGGTTCTGACCATTTCTCAGTTGAAAGACCTTTCAGTTGACGTTTCAAAGTATGGAATCAAGAACGATCAAGGCCTCGCTTGCAGGTTTGAAAATACCCGTAATTACTGCTTTCCTGTTGACGCAATGTCAAAACTTTTAAGCACTGAAGATCACGCAACATTTAAAGCAAATTATGACAGAGCTTGCAAAGAGTTAGAAAAGCAAATTGCAGAAGAGAAAAAAGCAAATGATCCTGTCAGAAAAGCGGTCATGGATATCGTAAACAATGCGACTGTCAAAACTGAAGAGAAACAGCCGGATCCTGTCAAATCTGCAATAACTGAAGTTATCCCGCTGAACGCAAAAGCTGAAAAAGCGGAAAAGGTACAGGATCCTGTTTCAGAGAAAAAAGCGGAAAAGAAAACAGAATCAAAAGTTTTGCCGCTGTCAGAAAAGATCATAATTTGCGGATCGCCAAAAAACACAAAAATTGTTGAAAAAGCAATTAATAATCATTTTGGTAAAGAAATTGTAAAGGTTGATCCGGTTGCAACTGTAGAGGAAAAGAAAGAGGAAAAAACGCCGGTCAAAACTGAATCAAAAAGTGTGACAGTTGACGCAAGTTACATTGATAAGCTGATCGCCGCCGCTCCGGTCAAGAAGAGCAAGAAAAAAGCGACTGTCAAAAAAAGCGATCTTGAGCAAATAGCCGCCCTTTTCTAATCGTTTCTGTAGTTCTGTCAAGGCGGATCGGCTGATCCGCTGTTTAGACTAGTTTTAAGCACGTATTAATGACGTGTTTAACAGTAGTTTAATCTTTTAACTAGAAGAGGTTTTTATCATGTATAAGTATTTGATACAAAATAGTAAGTACACACTGGATGAAAATTTCAGCGGTGCAGGAAAAACAAAAACTTTTGAAAGTTTTTTCAATGATTTTCATATTGAACAGGAAAACGAGTATATCAAAGTTGCTGCTATCAAAAATTTTATCGGCATTGAAGCAAGCTATGCAAAAGTTTTGATAGATGTTTCAGATCCTGAAAATATCAGTTTGTTGTCAAATAAAAAGTGCTTGTATTACAAGGATTGGTCAGATAAAAGAGATCAAATTTTTTATGCTTTCAAAGCTGCTTGTAGTATCAAACATAAGTCCGCTGCTTTAGCCTTTTTAAATCATTATATTTGGAATGGTCAGAATGATAATTTTGGTCAGCCAAATATAAAGATTTCAGAGTTTAAATTTGAAAACGGTATATCTAATCAGTTAGATAACTTTACGATATACGAAGATATAAATAGTTTCCTTGCAAATGTTTATAACCCTGCATTATATGAAAGTGCATTAAAAGCAATAGCACGATATGATTACTATAAACCGCAGGATCGTTATTTAATGCTTAATCGGGTAACGGGTAAAGTTACCGCTGATTTCAAAGATTATGTTATCAGAGATTATCAGCGTCAAGCGGTCAAAAAGTGTATAGAAGAAAACTTTATTGATTACTAATCAGGGGTTTTCACTATGATTTACTTTGTCAGTTTAGCGGTATTTTTTGCCGCTATTATGCCGGTTATTTTAGTTGCTATGCAGAATGCAGCACTGATTTTTTTAGGATTTTATCCGCTTGTTGTTTTGGCGTTTTGCGGTGCGTTGTGCAAGATGTTTTTTGACTAGAAGGAGTATTTGAAATGATGTATGATAAAGATCGCTATAAAGCAAGAATTGACAGCATTTGGTATGCTCCGGACTCTGATCAGGTTTTTAACGCACTTGAAAAAGGCGGTTTTGATGATCCATCAGCTGTAATTGACAGATTGAACTATGCACAGGATGATCCAAATTTCGTTCATACTGATTATGTTGTCGATTATATCGCAGAACACGGGATTGATAATGAGGATAAAAGGGAGTTTATAGAGAAGATTATCAATGCTATCCTTGCACACTCAAAAGAAAAGAAAAATGTTGAGTTGCTTTGTGAGTATCTTTTGACACAACTCGACGATTTAATTATTCTGTAGTTTTCCAAATTTCAGAATTAGCCGGATTTTTTATCCGGCTTTTTTCTTTTCTGTAATTCTGAATCAATCAATATCAATCAATTCTTTGTATCTTCTTCTTATCTTATCACTTGCTTTAATCTTTGTATCTTCACACTCTGTCACTCACGGCACATAACATCACAGATAGATATCTGTACTTGCTTTTATCTTCTTTAATCTTCACGCTGTCACAGCTTCACATCATATCTTTACATACTCACTCACATCATGCACAGGAAAGCAGCATACAGATATATATCTTTGTATCTTATGATTTAATTGCTTGTACTGTAGCAAGTGCAAAGTTTTTTCTTTTCTGTAGCTACTGGGTATTATGCAGGCGTGATGTGACTTGGGTTTTTTCTGATTGAAGTTTTGCAGGAGAGAAAAATCACGCTCAGGATTTTGGATATTATTTCATGCGGTAAAATTTACCACTAATCAAAGCAAGCAAAGTAACAAGCAAGAATTGTACCACAATGTAAGTTTTTAACTTTATTTTTATTGTTGTTCAAGTTGGCATAATTTTTGCAACTGTCAAAGGTTTGACAGGTGGGGGGAGTGTCAAAAACTTGACGATTTTGGCCTTTACACCGAACGCCCCCCTCCGAAAACGAAAGTAGTCAATCTTAAATTTAATCAAAGTAAATGATATTTTTTAATGTTATTGAAAATGGGGATCCCCTTTTTGGTGATAATGAGATAAATGTCACTAAACGGAGGATCATTTATGCCAGCAGGAAAAGATACAAAGCGTATCAGAATAAATAAAGCAGCTACACGCCCAGGAGGAAGACCGAGAAAGGACTTAACGGACACAAACAAGGATGAACTCTACTCAAAGACTCCCACAGTCACAAATCAGATAGAAGATATGCTTGTTGACGACAAGGCAAAAGACCTTTTCAAGAGTGCCGCCGCTGTCCTTGTTCACAGACAACAGTTAAAACCGGCTCACCTTACATTGCTTATCTCATACTGCAATTCATTCAGCATATCCAATATGTCCCCCGATGAACTTGTTGATCGTGGGTACGTTACCAAAATGGAGGACGGATCATATAAGCCTCCAATTCATCAGATATTCAAGACCTACAATGACTCAATGATCAAAGCTATGCAGATTTTACGGCTTGATCCAAAGTCGGAACTCCTTAACAGTCTTGCAAAGGCTACGGAGGTTAAAGGAAGTGAATACATCAATACGGTAAAGGACGTATATAGTGAAATGTAGGTATGACAAGATACCGTCCTACGCTAAAGGCTACAAGTGTACCAAGTCCGCTGTCAGTTATGCTCAGGATATTGTTTCTTACGTAATACCGGCAAACCGTTTCATTCAGACTGCCTGCAAACGGTTTTTAGAAGAACTGGAAAAGAGCAAGGAGACGGACTATCCGTATTACTTTGACAAGGTGGCAGCGGAAAAGGTCTGTGCTTTTGCGGAGACCTTACCGCACGTTAAAGGACAATGGGCGAGGGGCAGTCTTGCTGAAAGACACTTTGTAACTGAAAAATGGCAGAGGTTTATTTTAGGCAACCTGTTCGGCTGGAAGCGTAAGAAGGACAAGAGACGGAGATTTAAAGAAGCGTATATTGAAGTCCCCCGTAAGAACGGTAAATCATTTCTGGCGGCGGTGATAGGTCTTTATATGCTCCTCTGTGACAATGAACCAGGTGCAGAAGTTTATTGCGGTGCTACCACTGAAAAACAGGCTTATGAAGTCTTTAAACCTGCTTTACAGATGGTACGGGCCAACAAACCGTTAAGAGACCGATATCACATCACAGTCAAAGCAAAGTCTATCGAACTGCCGGACGGCTCTGTTTTTGAGCCGATTATCGGCACTCCTAAAGACGGTGCTTCTCCACATTGCTCAATACTGGATGAATACCACGAGCATCAGACGGACGGACTTTATGCGGCACAGGATACCGGACAGGCGAGCCGACCTAATTCACTTCTGACAGTGATAACTACTGCCGGAAAGAATATAGCGTCTCCGTGTCACGATCTGCATGAAAGAGCGATAAAGAATCTGGAAGACTACACAGACCTGCATGATGACGCTTTATTTGCTGCGATATACGGTATTGATCCCGAGGATGATCCTTACACCGTGGAAAGTCTGATCAAGGCGAATCCGAACTACGGCGTATCAATAGATTTGGACTACATTCAAAGAAGACTGAATGATGCCGTAAAGAACGTCAGCAAAAGGAATGATTTTCTTACAAAACATCTGAACGTATGGGTCTCACAGAAAGCGGCGTATTTTGACATTCTGAAATGGCAGGAGCTGAAAGATCCAAATCTGGATATCGAGGAGTTTACCAACTGCGACTGCTTCATGGCCGTTGATATGTCCGCAAAGTACGACCTCACTGTTATCACCACACTGTTCTTACGGATAGAAGCTGACAGATTGAAACATTTATATGTTTTTCAGGATACGTATTTACCGGAGGGAACTTTAGAAGATACGGAGAACCCGAACTACAAGAGATATCAGACATATGCTGAAACAGACTCAAAAAATACTCTCTCCGGCAAACTGCTGACAGTAACGCCAGGAGCGGAGATAGACACGGACTTTATTCAAATGGAAATTGAGACCAAGATAAAAAAATATAATGCACTACAGGAACTTGTATTTGATGCGTGGCAGGCCAGACCGCTTATAAACAGTCTTTCAAAGAAGTTTCCAAAACTGCCTATTGTCGATATGCAGATGACAGCAAAAAATCTGTCACCTGGAATGAAAGAAATCAGCGGTGCAATGATGTCCGACCGTATTCACCATGACGGAAACGGTATTCTGACATGGAATATGCAGAACGTTGAATCAAAGACGGACAAGAACGATAACGAGTTCCCGACAAATCAGAATCCGAAGCTGAACAAGAAGGACGGTGCGGTAACTTTAATCATGTGTGCCTCACGGTCTGAAAACTATCAGCCAAAAGTGAATATGTCCCGTTTAATTATGAATGGCGGCGGTTTCAGAATGTTTTAACCGGTTTTTTAAGGAAAAAATGATGTTTGAACGAATTAAATCACTGTTTACCAAAGGAAGACCGAAAAAAAATATCGCAACTGCGGCGTTTTCTTCTTACAACTACAAGCAGATTCAGGCACTTCAAATCAGTACAGCCTATGCCTGTGTAAAGGTCATAGCGGAGTCCGCAGCAATGCTCCCTCTGAAAATCTATCACATGAACTCAGACGGAGAAAAGGAACTCGCAATCAATCATCCGCTATACGATATTTTTGAGTACAGTCCGAATCCGAACGACACACCGGCAGAGTTTAAGGAGAAGATCCTTGTCTCTCTGATTATGAACGGTAATTCATTCTGTGAGATTGAAAGAGCGGGACTGGGTAACTCAATCACGGCACTCTGGGTAATACCCTATGAATCAATGGAATGCGTCCGCATGACTGACGGCTCTGTCCGTTATCGGTGGTATGACCTCAAGGGACAGTTGCAGGAGGCAAACAGTTATGACAAAGTCCCCCGTGTATGGCACATCAAGTTATTTTCTACTGATAACGTCAAAGGTGTAAGTCCGATAGAGCAATTAAAAGATACTCTGAAAATGGCAGGAATGACCGAGCAGTTTTGGACTCAGTTTTTGGAGAACGGCTGTACTTTGTCAGGCAAGCTGAAGATGGATGATGTCCTTACGGATGATGCCTTTGAGGAGTTTAAGAAACGTTTTGAGGAAACATACAAGGGAATTAACAATATCGGTAAATACATGATCCTTGAAAACGGTATGGACTTCACGCCGATATCTACAAACAGTCTCGCAGACAGTCAGTTTGTAGAAACAAAGACCTTTATCATGAAACAGGTAGCATCCATATTTAAAGTCCCTCTGCACATGATCGGTATTATGGAGGCATCCACATATAACAACGTCGAACAGCAGCAGATTTTCTTTTTAGTCCATTGTTTAGGCCCGTATCTGAAGAAGATTGAAGAACGTGTTGAAATGCTTTTTGATCGTGAGGAAAGACGGGAGTATTCATGCAAGTTCTTAACTTCTACCCTCCTGAAGATGGATATGAAGACAAGATTTACAGTTTACCGAATGGCTATTGAAGACGGTATTTTATCCCGTAACGAGTGTAGAGACATGGAGGATATGCACGCATACACCGGCGGCGATAAGTTTATCGTTCCTCTGAACATGGCTGTAATCAATGAGAACGGACAGATTGAGAGAATTGTCACCAGTGAGGACAGTTTGAACGGAACGACCGACACGGCAGACAAGGACAACCCTAACAGCGGAAGCAACAATGACACAGACGCAGACAACAGAAAGGGTGAATCGGATGAACAGCAGTTTAACTCTGATCAGACAGTTTAACGGAGACTGAAAAAATGACTTTAGAAACTAAAGATTTTGATTTTAGGTTAGACGTTATCGAGGAATCGACCGGAGTTATTACCGGTTACGGTTCTGTCTTCGGCAACGTTGATTCATGGGGTGATGTAGTTGAAAAGGGTGCTTTTTTAAGGACTATCGAACAGAGAAAGATACCTATTTTATGGCAGCACAACAGCGACGAGCCTATCGGCCTGTGGGATGAAATCTCAGAGGATGATTACGGTCTGAAAATGAGGGGACATCTCCTGATTGATGATGTGGCAAAAGCGAGGGAAGCATACGCACTTGTTAAGTCCGGTGTGGTCAATGGACTGTCAATCGGCTACATACCTAAAGACTATTTTTATGATGTGGAAAATTACAGACACATTTCGGATGTAAACTTGTACGAAGTTAGTTTAGTGACTTTTCCTGCCAATGAGAAAGCGATTATCACCGATATCAAATCGGACGATCTGAACATCAGACGAGCGGAGAAAGCACTTGTTGACGCAGGATTCAGTCACAAGCTGGCAAAGACAATACTGGCAAAAGGATTTAAGTCCGCCATTGTTCGTGATGAACAACCGGATCAGCGTGATGTTGACATTAAGACTTTAAACAGTATGAAAGAACTTTTGAATTGTTTTAAATCTTAAAAGAGGATTATAAAAAAATGGCAGACGAACAGAATTTACAAAAGGAATTTGGCGAAATCACCAATGAACTTAAAGCCAAAGTACAGGAAATGAGAGACGCAAATGAAAAGAAGTCTAACGAGCTTGCTCTCAAGTTTTCCGAAAAGGTCGGCGAAATTGAGAAGATGCAGAAGGACATTTCCGATGCACTTGTAGATCTCAAGAGAGGTAATACCGGCAAGGAAGTTAAGGCCGTCGATCCTTATCGCAAGTCCCTTGATCAGTGGATCAGAGCGAAACACGCTGACGCCTGCTCCTGGAACTCTAACGACGTACAGACCGAAAAGAAAGACGATCCGATTACCGGTGTTGTTGGAACTAATGCTTATGGCGGCTACCTTGTACCGTCCGAACTTGATAAACAGATTCTTAAATCAATTCTGGATAACAACGTAGTCTACAATGCAGTTGCAAGACGTGTAGTTTCTACTCCAAACTTCTATATCCCTGTAAGAGTGTCCGGAGTTGCTACTGAATGGCTCGGTTCTGAAACTGCTACCATCACTCAGCAGGACGCCCCTACCTTTGCACAGAAAACACCATACTGGGGAAATCTGGCATCCAGGGCCGATCTTTCAATTCAGTTGATTGAAGACTCACAGTTTGATGTTGTTGCCTATCTCATGGACGAGTTTGGTATTGCTTTTGGTGATGCACTTGAAAATGTATTTACCACCGGCAACGGAACCGGCAAGCCTATCGGACTTCTGTCAGCTACCCTTGCAGCAACAGCAGACAAAACCCGTGCTGTAGGTACATATCAGAAAGTAAATACCGGCGGTACTATGACTGCGGACAATCTGATTACATTGTTCTGTGCTGCTAAACCTGGCTATCGTGCAGCCGGTTCATGGATGATGAACTCTACTACCGAGCTTGAAGTCCGACTCCTCAAGGACGGTGAAGATCGTTATCTGTGGCAGCCATCAATCACTGTAGACAGACCTGCAACTATTCTGAATTGTCCTATCCTGATTAACGAGTATATGCAGAACACCGGAACTGCAAGCAATATCCCTGTAATCTTTGGAGACTTCAAACGTGGCTTCATGATTACTGAGAGAACCGGTATGCACATTAAGCAGGACGACATTACCGGCGATCTGGTTGTTAAATACAAGTGCTTCAAACGTTACGGCTCCCTGTTCATGGACTCATGTGCATTGAAGTATCTCGTATATACTGCATCATAATTTTTCATGATTGTTTGTTCTCAATTTAATGGATTGGAGGCGGTTTAACAGACCGCCTTTTTTGTAGGCAGGGGGTTTTATGCAATATGCAAGCATAGAGGAAATCAGAATACATCTGAGATTAGAACCGGAGGACATAACACCGGACTTATTTACCATTCTTACGCAGTACAAAAACGCTGCACTCGAACACATCTCGCACCTGGTAAACGGGGAACTGGTGGAGTATCCGTCAGACATACCGGGCGAAGACGATCCGGACTACAAACCGAACAAGACCTATATGGTTTTCAATTACACCATGAAACAGTGTCAGTTGATGATCGTGGAGGAATTTTTTAAACACCGTGGAAATGCCGACAAGACGTTGTCCCGACCTGTTTCAATCACGATTGAGAATATGCTTTTGAAGCAGCGTAAATTTAACGTGTAGGGAGTAGAAGATGATAGACAGTGGAACACTGGAAGACAGGGTTTTCTTTTACAAACTAAAGGACAGTGTCGAAAAATCCCGCCTGCCTGATGAATCGGACTTTGAACTGTTCAGGGGGTGCTGGGCGAATATCCGCTCAATATCCGTGAGAGATCAGATTAGATCCGGTCTTGAGATACAGGATCAGACCTACACGGTACTGTGCAGATACTTCAAAGGTCTAAATGCTTCTGTCTGCCGTATGAAAATCTGGAATAAGTGGTTTTTGATTACCGGTATTGAACCGGATAAAAAGAATGACGAGATGATTATATCCGTCTCCATTGATATCAGACTTAACAAGAATGAGGGTTTTACAACATGAGTTTCAGCATATCGGCAGTCCGGAAGGAAATAGCGGAAATTGTGGCAGGAGAAACAGACAAGTCGGTCTATTCTGACGTTGTACCCGACGATACGCAGGAGGGATATCTAATCATTCTGTCCGATTTTGAAATTGGCGAAGCAGTATTGACCGGCAGAAAAAATGTGCTGTCATGTCTCGTAACTATTACGGCTTTTGGCTATGACCGTGAATCAGTGGATAACCTTACAGACCTTTTGCTTTCAAAGATTGAAGGGCGGTTTAATGAAACCTTTTCCATGATTGAACTGATAGGGTTGCAGTCTCCGAGGTATGACGAGTATGACGGGGCATTTAGAAATGACATGAGTTTTTACTTTAAGTTCAGAGACAACGCAGTATCAGAACTGAATCAGCAGGGGACGGGCAATGGCTAGAATCAAAGCAAAATCCCAGGCGGCAAAACTTGTAGACAAGATAATGCAGACCACGGATGAAACACTTGAAAAAACCGGATCGGCACTGACAAAACAGGCATTAGTCCCATATAGAACAGAATTACTGAATGTAATGCAGTCAACTATTGCCGACTACAGACTTTTACGCAGTAAAAACGGCAAAACGAGGGCAATACCAAATACAGGGAGAATCAAAGATCCAAAAACTCTGTCAACCGTCAAAAGCAAGAAACTTGTAGATTACGGACAAAAAAAGGTGCTTGCATACTTTCATTTCACACAGGACGGTCAAAGCAGGATACCGATTAAAAACGCAAAAAAAGCAAAACTGACACCGTTCACTTATGAATCATGGCTCGAATTTGGAACGAAGTCCCATGCAGTAGGTAAAGGCTCCATTACTCAGCACCATTACGATCAGTCCATACAATACTATGAACAGAAGATAGCAAAGGCAAGATGGGAACTGTCCTCAGAGACAAACGCACTGGGAAACAAGATACAGCCACGGGGTATAAGGTCTAGACTGGAATCAATCAAACGATGGCAGCAGAGAATAGACAACAAGCGGAACGATCCTCAATGGAAAGTAAATCAGCATGGAAGAGTCCTGCCGGACATTACAAAGTACAAATTGAAATTGATAACACCCATAAGGACTAAAATTAAAAACAGTGCAATATCAGAACTGGCTAAACAATTACAGACTGAATTTGCAAATAACATCAGTAACGTTACGAAATGAGGTTTGATATGGCATACACACCACTATATTCATATACGGCGAGCGAGCCTGTCCTTCTGGGCGGCACTCACTCACAGTTTTCAGCAGACAGCGGAACCACATGGAAGAATCTCAGAGGTTGCCAGGAATTGGGAGACATTGGAGACATTGCGGAATCTGTGGAATGCACCACGATTGATGATGATCGCAAGATGTATACATCCGGTCTCAAGGACTCGGCAGATAAAGAGCTGACCATGTACTACTATGCTGATGATTCTGACCAGGCTGCACTTATTACGGCTGCTCAGGCACATTCTGAAGTACAGTTTAAGCATCAGTGGACTAACGGACAGATTGCAACCTACAGTCTGCGTCTCATGGGTTATCAGATTGTTTCTGGAACTGCCGACGGTTTTATTCAGTTGAAAGTCACCGGCAAACAGTCTTCTGATGTTGCATGGTCTACTGCAACTACTGTCAGCGGTTAATAATTTTCTTTTTCTTTTTCCTTATTTAAAGTCAGATTTAAGGCGGTTAAGTCCGCCTTTTTGCGAGGTTGTATGGGTTTATATGCTGATCGATTCAGATCAAAGACAAAATTCAAGATTATTTCATTTGAGTACGACAATGAAACCTACTATATGCGTGAACTGTCGGTAGCACAGAAGATGTACGTAATGGGTCTGAAAACTACTGATGAACAGTCCGCAACAGAGATGTACTCATATTTTGCAAAGATGGCAGTCATGTCCTTATGCGACGAAAACGGCAATCTGACCGAAGATCCGGATGATACTGTAATCATTGACAGCATACCGTCTTCACTGATGGAACTCCTGATTAAAAAGGTCATGGAAGTAAACGGTCTAACCGAACAGGCACAGAATGAACTAAAAAAAGATTAAAGACTGATTATCATTTAAGGCTCTGTGTAAGAATTGCCCGTGAAGTCCATAGACCGATTTTTGAAGTGATGGAATATCCTGTTTCAGAAATTGATTTGTGGGCTTTAGTTTTTTATGAGGAGCAGCAGGAACTTGAAGCAACAAGGACAGGAAAGAGAAAACCGGATAATCAGTCTGAAGAAGAGCAGATCGAACAGTTTAAGAAGATCATGAAACCTAGAATGAGAGGTAGAAAATGACGCAGACCGCAACAATCAATTTAAGCCTTGTCTATGACGAATTGCAGAAAGGCTTTGACGATCTGAAAAACAAGACTAAAGACCTTGATACTGCCATGACTCAGGCATTTCAGAACTCAAGTCGGAAACTTGACGAGTCCTCAAGCGCCATGAAACGACAGGAGCAAATGGTGGCAGATTTGGCGGCGGCATATAACCGTCTCGGGAACACTGTAGACGTTCGTATGCAGCAGAACACCAACGCAATCAATGTTCAGACTCGATTGTTGTCACGCTATCTGATTGAAATCAGAAACGCTATCGCTTCACAGACTGCCGCCATGAATAAGCACCTGGAAACGGTAACTCAGAGAATGCAGCAGTTAGGCAAGTCCGCACAGCAGACCGGCAAGGAAACCGAGGAGGCAATGGGACGTGGAGACAGGGCGATTGAACGGACAAGAAAAGAGGTCGGTCTGTTAGAGAAAGGTTTTAACTATCTCAAGTGGACTATTCAGCGTGTTTTCTATTTTGGTGCGATTCTGAAATTTCAGCAGGCTTTAGCCAATGTTCTCACCGAGGGCAAGGACTATGAACAAAACATAGCAAGTTTAACGTCAGTCACAAACGGCAATCTCGACCAGGCTCAAGGACTATGGGGAAACATCAACAACCTTGCCAGGGAGGTTAATTTCTCTGTTAATGAGATGGTGAAATCGTCTCTTATTCTGAACAAGTCCGGCATCGCTCCTACAACGCAACTGTTAAAGTCTCTCGGTGCCATTGCAACGGCAACAGGGCAGTCAATGTTTACTCAGGCAACGGCGTTATCAAGTGCCGTAATGGGAAACATGAGAGGTTTGAGACAGATGGGTATTGCCGGAAAGGATTTAGGCGATTCTCTGTCTCTTACATTTAACGGTCAGACAACAATCATCAAGAAGAACACGGCGGCACTGGCTGAATACGTGCAGAAACTTGGTGAATCTCCTCGCTATGCAAACGTCCTCAAATCGGTAATGGAGGGAACCGTCACAGGAGCAACAAAGCAACTGTCCGAAGCATGGGCAGACTTCTCACGTCAGATATTTTTGTCCGGCGGTGACAACTTCCTTGTAAAGTTCTTTAATGACGGTCGCAAGGCATTGGACGAAATGACCGCAGCTATGCAGAGTCCGGCATTTGTTGAAGCGTTGAACGCCTGGGGAACTGCCATCGGTGAAATCTGGAATACTCTCCTTAAAATCCCGGCTCTTATCGTCAAGGGATGGTCTTCAATTACGGACGAAGTCGGTGTAGTAACCGCAGCTAACAAGGCCGCAGGTGTGGAAGTGGAGTCTTCATGGACTCTCACGGCAAGAATGGTTATGCAGGCATGGAACGGAGTAGTCGGTTTCTTCAAGGCCGCAGGAAAAATTTTTGCCCTTATTGCTGCCGGTGTGGTGAGGACTGGTAAATGGATGTGGGATAAGCTCTTAGACAGTGCAGCCGCAAGCGTTACCGGACTTATATCTCTTTTGCAGGCATTTATCAGCAATTCTCTTAAAAATATCGCATTAAGTTTTTCCGGTTTTGCAAGTTTTGTACCTGGACTACAGGATGCAATCGACAATACTACAAAGACACTCACCAAACCTCTGGATGATATAAAAAAGGGAGTTGAGCAGGTAAAGAATCAGTTTAGAACCGGAGAGGGAGACGATAATTTTCTGAAGCTCTGGCTTGATCAGTTTGTAATGTTCAAGGACGAATTTCCTAAAATCATCTCTGATGAAGCAGACCTGTACGTTAAGAAAATGGACGACTTCGACAAACAGGTTAAAACGAGAAAAGAAAAGACCCTTGCCATGTTGAAAGAATTGCAGAAAAACACACAAGACATGGCGAACTTCGGACAGGGTGACAACGGTGTAGATTTTGGCAATGTCGGTAAAGGTGCAGGAGGAAAGGGCAGAGGAGCCGCACAGAAACAGGCAAGGGACACATGGACTGCATACTACCAAAGTCTCTTAAAGGAACAGGAAAAAACATTACCTAAAGCACTACAGATTGAAGCAAATCATGTAAGGGAATTAGAGAAACTTTATGAAGTCTATAATGCAAACAGTAACGTTTCATACGAGCAGTTTTTGAATGCAAAACGTCTGATTGACGAGAACTATCAGAAACAGAAACAGGAACTTGAAAAACAGGCTCAGGAGTTTTTGGATAGTATCTTTGAATCAGAGACCGCCAAACTCACTCAAAAATACAATGACCAACTTGAGAAGTTGAAAGAATACCATGATGCCGGTCTGATTGAGGAGGACAGATATCAGATGGCATTACAGGAGGTCAAGTCCAAATACGAAGAAGATGTTGAAACCGCAGAAGAAGCAAAAATAAAAAAGGAACGAGAAAGAGCAAGGAAACAGGCTTTAGAGGCATTCTGGGGAAAAGAAGGCTACAAGGACATCATTCTATATCAGACCGCCTTAAAAGATATGTCTACTGCTTTTGGAAATCTTACAGCAAACATGGATAAAAACTCGGGAGCATATAAAGCGTTATTTGCTGTTCAAAAGGCCTATGCCTTTGCAACTGCAAGCATAGACGCCATCAACGCCTGGATAGCAGCGTTAAAAGACCCTACAGCGATTACATGGCCACAAAAACTGGCAAACTATGCGTCTGCCGTGGCACTTACAACCGCAGCAATAGGCGAACTCATGTCTGTCAGTATGCACGATAAAGGCGGTTCAATACCTGCCGGACAGTATGGAATTGTTGGTGAAATCGGTCCCGAACTTGTAAGAGGTCCTGCAAGTGTGACCAGCAGAAAAGATACTGCCGATTTACTTTCACGGAGCGGAGATGTAACCGTGAATCTTATTGAGGACAGGTCACGGGCAGGACAGGTCAGCGACAGAGAGACCGACGAGGGCAGAATTATTGATATCTGTGTAGCAAACATCCGCAGAGGTGGAGACCTTGCCGATGCGGTGTCTCATACCTACGGACTAGCAAGACAGGGGATTTGATTATGAGTTTAGTATCTTATCCTTTGGGACTTCCTAAACCTTTGCAGAAGAACTACAGAATTTCTGTAAAACCTGCCATGACAACGGATGAACCGAATAACGGAAAGACTGAAAACAGACTGATTTCATACAATGCTCCGTTCAGTCTTTCATGTTCAATCATGCTGACTACCGTTTTGCAGTATCAGACATGGCTCGGCTTCCTGAATGATTTAAACAGCGGTAATGACTGGTTCTCAATTTCAATGCTCGGCACTGACTACAGGGCAAGAATACAGTCCGGAAAATGGTCTGAAAAACTGACCTGCCGGGCATCAAACAAGGTTATCAGAGAGATTTCTTTTACATTGGACTTGGAGGTGCTGAATGACGTTGCAGAGAATTAATTCTGTTGAACTTATAAATGATTCTGACCTCGGAAAGTCCATAAGTTCAAGTTCTTTTGATTTGGTAAATACTGCTGCCTATGCGTCACAGATGAGGTCTGTCAGCTATGACAACGGAAATTCATTCGGTCTGACTATACAGACCTATGATAATCACAAAGTAGTAAAGTCTGCCGATTCTCCGAGAGTTACAGAACATTACGGCTATTATTACTTCAGGTCAAACACTACATCATCAGTACAGGTTAAACCGGAGGTTGAATGGGACTTGAAACTCATGAACTACGAGTCCATGAAGGATATAGCCGATTCAAACTGGTCTTTACTGTCCTATATAATGGACTGTCAAACCTTTTTAAGCTCTTTCTGTGGTACAAATTCATATAACGATCAAGCCAGTGATTTTAAAATAATTCTGCTTCCAATCAAAGGAAAACTGACTCCATGTGTACTGGGGAAAAGCAGTCCAAAGTACGGTTATGTTCCTCTGCCTGCTAAAGTTCTTAACGGTGACTGGGTGCATTTCAGATATTTTTACGAGTATGACGACAGTGATAATGTGATTAATGCCTGCATTGAAGTAGACAGAAAAGACATAATCAAACAGGCTTTTACAAGTTATTCATACATTGAACGGTTTTATCTGTATCAGTCCGTATTCTGCAATGGCAATAGCAGCGGAACTCTGTCACGTACTCCGCTCCCTTATACCCTGATTTCAAACGTTGTCCGTTCAAGTCTTGTGGAGGTGTAATTATGGCCAGTGATTACCTTGCTTATGAAATTAATCAGTCAAATATCGGCGATTACACAAACTCTGGAGACAGACAGGCAATCATCAATTCAGTAGATTCAAGACTGTTTAGAAGTTACTTTTACGGTGGATATCTGATAGCGGCAAACAACCGGATTGTCCAGTTAGACAGTTCTCATGTAGGACATCTGCCGGCACTTACAGAAAGAGCGGACAGTTACGGGAGTCGCTCATGTCTGGCACTGTACTATATTGCTCCGTGGTTCAATTCATGGGAAATGACCCAAGGACTGCCGACTTTTGTCTTTGATTTGAGAGTGATAATAAATTCTACAGGTCTTACACGGGGAAAGAATACATATATCTTTGCAAAGACAAACAACGGAGCCAGCGGCCTAAAGTTTACATGGGACGGAACAGCGGACAATCCGTCATTCTATCTGGATGAAACGGAGATACCGGCTCTGAAGACAGGATGGATAACGGTCAAAATTCAATGCACAAACTACGGTTCAGATGATCATTCTGCCTATGCTGATGTCTATGTTGATAACGTGCTGATTAAATCAGACCTTTATCTCAATTTCATTACTTCTGAAACTGGTTTTTACGTTCACAATCTGTCTTCTGTCAGTACATGGGCGGATGAACCGTCTCATATTGAAATAGCAAATGTAAAAGTCTATCTGAGAGATGAATTTGCTTCACCACCGGAAATCACGGTAACACAGAATGTTTATGTAGGAGCTGTAAGACTATCTGCCATTGCCACTGTTGATCCGGCACTGGAAGACCAAAGTGTTACATGGTTATGGTCTACAGGAGAAACAACGGACAGTATTTTAGTTTCTGAATCGGGAACTTATACAGTCACGGCAACTGACACGGCAGGAGAGAGCAGCACAGCATCAGTCACGGTATCAGACTTCTATAAACTTCCTGTACCTTTGCAGTCGGGATATCAGATTTCACATCAGCCTAACATCATAAGAACTGAAATGATGGATAAGCATTTCAGACAACGTTATTCAGACGTTGTGAAGCACAGTGAATTAAACTGCAAATTCTTTATGCTTCAGTCTGAACTTGATACCTGGATAGAAAAATGGAGAAATGACCTGTTCGAGGGTGCGGACTGGTTCTATCTGAAAACCCTTACAGGAGTTAAACCGGTAAGGCTAAAGAATGGCGAATTTGAATACAGTCTGCATCACAATTCAGATACAACGCTTTATGAAGTCTCTATGAAACTTGAGGTGAAAGAATGAGTTTTAACGCATTAAACA